TTCCCACCAGTGTTCTTTAGCCCACCATTCTTCCCACCAGTGTTCTTTAGCCCACCATTCTTCCCACCAGTGTTCTTTAGCCCACCATCATTCGGCGGAGGATTTTGGGCACCAAGATTCTATTAAGCTATTGACTATGGTAAATAAATTTGATAAAATGATAATAGGAGAAAATAAATGAGAAAAGTATGGGCATTAATATCTTCAAACAAAATCATCGATTTTGTAGATTTAAAAGAGTCTGCAGATGGTATTGATAGAATTGAAAGATATTCAAACATATTTAATTTAGATTTTTTTGTTAAAGAAATTACACATAATAAAAAAATTAAATTAAATTCAGTATGGGATGGAAATTCTTTCTCAGAGTCTGAGGATGAAAGACCAGCCTTAGATGCAGCAAACTATTATTTTGCAATTGTTCAAGACAATAAGGTTGTAGGAATTTCAAAAGTTTTTACAAAGCCAAAATATGATTTATATAAACAAGCAGAGATTAATGGAATATCTGCAGTAGAAGTTACTGATATGAATTTTTCAACATTAAAAGTTGGAATGTCTTGGGACGGCAGCAACTTCGCATAATAAGATCGGAAAAAATGGATACTGATATTATAAAAAATCAGGTATTCCCTGGAATATGGGTATATAAAAACCAATTAAATAAAGATATAATAAATTCTGTAGAAAATTTTTTAAATAAATATCCAGAAGAATATAAATGGCTTGAGGCATTAGTTGGTTATGCACAAAAAGTTCCACAATACAGAGACTGCGTAGATTTTAAAATACAGAAACATGACGTAAAAGAGCCATCTGAAAGCAGAAAAGAACTAAATAATATTTGGCAATATGCTTTTGATATGCAAATTAATGCAGTCAAAGATTATTGTAAAATGTACAGTATTGATATGCAATACTGGGAAGCCATGAATTTTATTAAATATGGTCCAGGTCAACATTTTCAAGAACATTCAGATCACGGATTTTCTTATATAGCTACAGTCTCACTAGTATCTTATCCAAATGATGATTATGAAGGTGGAGAATTATATTTTCCAAAACTTAATTTAACAATTAAGCCAGAGGCAGGGGACATAGTAATTTTCCCATCAACATATTTGTTTTCTCACAGGGCAATGCCAGTAAAATCAGGAACAAAGTATTCTATAGTAACTATGTTAGACTATAATGATAATACACATAATCCAGATTTTGATTTGTTAAGAATGAAAAGAACAAATTCAACTGTACCTAGAGAAAGTGATTCAAATGGAAATCATAAAGGCATATCCTACTAAAAAAGGTTTTTCTAAAATAGATACTCTTCCAGTTAAAAGAAACTGGATGGATAAAACATGGAATAAACATGCCTACCATTGCTTCCCAATCACACTAGCTAATACATTAGGTTGGCAAATAAGTTTTCCAGAAGATATTACTTTTATTTGGGATGGTGTTAGCGATTCAAATCCAGACCATGTTAAAATAATTAAGGGCAATAAATATGCTTATCCAGCAAGAGGTAATGCTACAGTTAGTTTTAATACAGGCATAAAGTTTAAAACAGAAAAAACAAAAACATTATTAATTACACCAGCACCAAATTTTTTTATTGAAGGTGCTCAATGTTTTACATCTTTAATAAGTACTTCATTTTTTAGGGCAGAGTTGCCAGTTGCTTGGATGATAACTTCTCCAAATAAAGAAATTACAATTCCAGCAGGGCATCCAATATGTTCAATACTACCAATATCTTTAAATGAATTAAATAATTCTGAGATACAGATAGGCGTAGAGCCAGAAAATGAAAAAGTTTCTGAACAGGAATTGTATGAGTACTCTATGGCAATTAACGAAATAAATAAAAAGTTTGAGTGGTCTGATTTTTATAGAGATGGAGTAGACCATAAAGGGAATAAACTTGGTGAGCATGAATTAAAATCTTTAAAATTTAAGGTTATAGAAAATAATGTATAAAATAAAAGCTTATAAAATCTATAATGATTTTGATGCAGGAACTTATGGTGTAAGAGAAAAAATAAGTACAGCTTTAATTTCTCCATTAGGAATTAAAAGAAATTGGTTACAGCAAGATAAAAATGTACTTAATGGACCTTATCAATGTCAACCTCTAATATTAGCAAATGGATTTGGATATTCAATATCTTTTCCAGTTGATATCAGGGTTTCAAATAAAAATGGAAAAATAAAATGCATCGAAGGTGAAGAACATTTTTATAATAGAGATACACATTCCACTTTTAGCCTAGACACTAACTTATCTTTAATTACTGAAAAAGGAGTTAGTACACTAGTAATGCCAGCGCCAAATTCTTTTATTAATGGCATACACTTATACACAGCATTAATAGAGACTTCTTGGTGGACTGGGGAATTACAATTAGTTATTAGAGTTGATTCAGATAGAGAAGAGGTATTGATTCCAAAAAATACCCCAGTGGCCTCTATTGTTCCAATTGATCTTAGACAGTTTAATAATTGTGATTTAGAGTTTTATAACAATGCATTATCAGTTACTGATTCAAGGTATAAAAATGTTTTACACAGATCTAATGAATATTCTGAAGCATGTCGATTTAGGGCCTCTACTGAAAGATCAAAATCTTTTTATGCAAGAGGTACAGACCATAATAATAATATAATTGGTGAGCATTCTATAAAAAAATTTACATTTAAAATGAATGAAATAAATGATTTTTTAGAGTTTAATATTAAAGGTGATATTTAAACTGAAATATGATATATTGTTTCTATTGGAGGCAAAATGGATATAGTAAATAAAGGCATTATGGGAGGCGGTCAAGCTCCCATATCAATAACACCATCAGGGTTTTTTGGAAATTCAATAAATAATATAGTTGAATTAGAAAATTTTTTAACAATAGAAGAGAGAGAAAGACTCACTAATTTTGCCATAAACAATAAAGTTTGGGATGAAACAGAAACACATGTCGATGAAGATGGATTGGTTTTATATGATGCAAACATTTGGAAAGACAGAGTTTGCACAGGTAATTCTTTACAAAAATCAGATCCAGAAATAATAACATTACTATGGGATATGATTAATAGATTAAAAATAGAAGTAGATAAATTTTTTAGTGTAGATGTTCAAGCAACTGGCCCAGCTATAGTAAGATGGCCTATTGGAGCTAGACAAGAACCACATGCAGATAAAGAATTCCATACGGGGATTGAAGAAGGAAGGCCTAATGATTTCCCTTGGTACGATATTGCTGGTTTATTTTATTTTAATGATGATTACGAAGGCGGAGAGTTATATTTTCCAAGACAGGGTATAGAATTTAAGCCTAAAGCTGGCGCTGCATATTTTTTCCCAGGAGATAAACACTACGCACACGGGGTTAGACCAGTAAAGTCAGGCAATAGATTTACATCGCCATTTTTTTGGACAATTTTAAAACATACTGGAGAAAATCAACCTCCTTCAGATTATTCCAATCAATTTAAATCGCCATCGTGGCAAAAATATTATGGAGACAAAGCAGATGCATAATTTAAATATAGTTAATAATATAGATGATCTAGAATGGGAAGAGCTAATCCCTGGAGTTATACTTTATAGGAACATGTTAACTGATCCAGAAAAAGCATATGAGGTTATGATGCAATCCGAATCAAGTAGCGAAGGTAAATATTTTTTCCAAGAATGGACTCCATGGGCACAGTATGGAACATACACTCAAGCAAAACAGGAAAATTTTTGGGAAAGTTCTATACGTAATGAAATATTTGATGCAGAAAAAAAATTATATGATGAAATTGCTATTTCTTATGATAGGGCAATCTCACATTATTTTATGCACACAAAAATTGAAATTCCAGAGGGCGCTAGATATAGCGGACAGTCATGGTGTAAATATTTTAATAAAATAGATACATTAAAAAATAATATGACAATGCAATACCATACAGATTATATTATTTCTCAAAGGGATATGCCAGGTGAAAAATTTCATACCACATGTACATTTTATATAAATGATAATTACAACGGTGGCGATATAGAGTTTTATGTAGATGGAAAATTTGTTAATCATAAACCAAAAGCTGGAGATCTAATGATATTCCCATCTGGTGAACCATATTATCATGGAGTAAAAACAATTCCAGATGGAAATAAATTTTTTATTAGAAATTTTGTTATGTTTGACTACGATGGATCAGAAGAATGGATCAAAAATCAAAAAAGATATGGTGCTTATAAGTGGGCTCAAAAAGAATTAGAGAGAGTAGCTTATGATGATCCAAGAAATATGTTATACGTAAGAGATGGCAAAATCATACCTTATGAAGATTTGATAGATAATAGACCATTAATAGAGGATATATATAAATGAATATAATTAAATATAAAGAAGGAAAAAACCCAGTCTGGGTATTTGAAAATTTTATTTCAAAAGAAGAATCCGCTGGCATTATAAAAATGTTTAACAACCTTCTTGAAAGTGGAGATTTTGAGTGGCACCCAATATCTTTTTATGAATCATATGCATACAATATGCCTCATCAATTAACAGATGATAAACAAAAAATAGAAAAATGGTATAAAGATGCAGGATTACCAAATAATTTTTTTGAAGATTTAGAATCTAAATTTAAATCTGCAACAGAGCAAATGATTGGAAAACCAGCTTATAAAATTAGTTTCCATTCTCAAAAATGGATACCTGGAGCATATGCAGGATTTCATTCAGACAATAGCTACGACGGAAAGCCAAGTGCATTTGAGAGAAGCAGATATGCTGGGTTTTTATATCTAAATGATGAATTTGAAGGCGGAGCTTTAAATTTTAAAAATTTTGATTTAACAATACAGCCAAAGACAGGTATGTTTGCAATTTTTGATGGCGGTCATGAAAATATGCATGAGGTGACAACCGTATTAAAATCAGATAGGTATACAGTAGGTTCATTTTGGGATGATAGGCCAGAAGATGCATATGATCAGGAAACAAAAGATAGATGGGCCGAAGAAATAAGAGAAACAAGAGAAAAGCAAAAAGTTGAGCAAGAAGAATGGAAAGACATTAGAGAAAGCGGAAAAAGAAGGACACCAGATGGTCGAGAGTACGACGCAGATCTAGCAAGTATTGGGGATATAAGTGGAAATTAAAAATGTAGAGCCAAGATCAATGTACACGATGTTCGATATAGTATTTAATGATAAGGGCATAACATACTTTGAAAATGTTATAAGTTATCCAAAAGAACTTGTTGAACTACTTGAAAAAATTGATGAAGATCAAAATTCATATGATGTTATTCCAAAATGGAGTCAGTGGGGTGCAAGTAATGATCCAGAACATTCATACGGATTATCAAAATTTATATTTACAGAAAAAAGAAAATCAGACACTGGAAATCAGATGTTAAATAAGAATATTCTTTATATAATAAATAGCCTTATGATGGCACCAGAAATGTGTGCTAAAAGAATTGCAGACATGCAAGGAATGAAAGAATCTCCCAATCTAGCATTAGATTATATAAAAATAGGTAAGTATTCAACTGGTAAGGGAATGGGTCCTCATTGTGATGCAGAAGACCCAAATGGAACTGGATTGAACTTAAAGTACTCTTTGGTTTGTTATCTAAACGATGACTATGAAGGTGGGGAAATATATTTTAAAAATCAGGACATCAAGATAAAGCCAAAAGCAGGTAGCTTAGTATTTTTCCCATCCACACATCCTTATTTACATGAATCTTTACCTGTAAAAAGTGGAAATAAGATAATGTATACTACGCATTGGGTTATTTAATATTTACCTGATATAATAAAATAATGCTGTATTACTCTTCAATATTAAAAGACTCACCAGTAGGTTTCTGGAAGCTAGACGAGTCTTCTGGTCCCGTGGCATACGATTCTTCTGGATGCGGTAATAATGGATCATACTATAACGGAATAAATAAAGTAGATATACCATTAGTTCCAGGTGGAGCACATGCCAATAAAATTACAGATTCAGAAACAATAAGCTTTGAAATAACAAAAGATTTTTCTGGACAAGCAGGAATAGGTGGTTTTGGAATACAGAAAACAGAAGATAATGATTTCTCATTAGAAGTTTGGTTTCATCCAAAAAATATAACAGGTTTAACTCCGATACTAGCAGATGATTCTGGTATAGGAATATATTGGGATAATGGAAATATTGTTTTTAAGGTAGAGTCTGAAAGAATAGACTATACTGTACCATACAGAGATAAATCATTCCATATTGTTGCAACTTATGAAACAAATGTAATAAGATTATATGTAGATTCAGAACTTGTTGCAAATAAGTTTATAAGTCCTATAACATTTTCTAATGAATCTTTATCTATTGAAAGTGGGCCAGCATTATCTGGGGAATATTTTTTAATAGATTCTCCAGCAATATATAGGTATTCTTTAAATATTAATAAAGTAAAGTCGCATTATCAACATGTTGACACTAATACAAGTGTTCAGGTAGTAAAAAGTAATTTTGGACAATTATTTAAATCAACACTACAGCATCAGTATCAACCAGATCAATTCGCATGGCCAGCATATATTCCTTTTACTCTTTTTGAAAATGATAATATAATACATAGGAAAACAACAAATAGTTTGTACCTATCAGGAACATCAAATGCTTATTTTGTAACATCCATAGGTCCATCTTCTTCTAAAAATTATGTTTCATCAAAAATAGAATGGTTTGGCGGACAAGGAATATCCATATATTCTTCATTAGATTATGATGGAGAAAATACAGTATGGAATGAATGTACAAACGGATCTTATATTCCAGGCATATGTCTTGGAGAAACATTTTTAAATGAAAAAGAAATATACTTTAAAGTAGAATTTAATTCAGAAGATATTAACTTATATATTCCAGAACTATACTATATTGGAGTATATCTTTATGAGGATAAAAAACTTTATTCGCATAACGGAAGGTCATTTATCTCAACATCAGAAACCACATCTGTTTCGTGTTGGGATGTAGATTTTTCAAATAGAGAATATCAATTGATTTCTAGAAATTATGACAATGGAATAAGATCGCTAGGAGCTGGATTCTATTTGGAGACAGTAGATGATACTCAGTCCGTAGAATTAATTGTTACTCCTAAAACATTAGGAGCGGGATACCTAATGTATAATAAGACAGATAGCGTAGAGTATAGTCTATCGTGGATATCAAATGGAACATTAACAAAATCTAACATATCTGGATTATATATAAATGGTCAAGATGTTTCTTCCTCTACAAACATATCTTCGTATCTAAATATAAATGAACCAAATTATATACTTATTAAAACAACAGACCCCGTTACTGGCCAGATATGGTTTAATACAAAATCTGAAAATTCAATAAGAACGGGCACCTTAGACAACAATCTGTATACCCTTATTGCT